AGAATGTTAAGCGGATGTATGACGCATACCATGTCCTGGGCGGTAATGATGTGGCAACAGAGCTTAAGGACAAACTTATGAAGATGCCGGAGGAGCCGGCAGAAAGAGAGGTATAGAGTATGGATTTATCGTTTTTTAGCAATTACACAGTGGTGGTTATCGTGGGCATTTGCCTGATTACAGGCTACATAGCCAAAAAGTGGGTGAAAGACCTGGATAACAAATACATCCCCACCATGGTGGCCCTGCTGGGTGCAGCTCTCAACATCTGGATTATGGGCGGGGTAAGCCCGGATATCATCCTGGCCGGGGCCTTTAGCGGGCTGGCAAGTACGGGCCTACACCAGGCGTTTAAGCAGCTCATAGAGGGTAATCAGTAATTGTTGCGATATTGCAACTTGTGACGCCACAACTTTTCATGGCCTGGGGACATCCCTGGGCCTTATTTGATTGGAGGAGAAAATGAACATAGATAAGCAGTATTTAACAGTCAGCAACTACAATCGGCCAGGGACCAGGCGTGGCAGCACAACCGCCGTGGCCTGCCATTACATAGGTAATCCTGGGACATCAGCCCAGGCCAACAGGAATTATTTTGAGAATCTACGGATTACCCATACCACCAAGGCCAGCGCCCATTACATCATTGGGCTGCAGGGTGAAATAATCCAGATGATACCGGAGGAGGAGATAAGCTGGTGCACTAACTCAGCCAATGCCTACACCATATCCATAGAAGCCTGCCATCCAGATGCAACGGGGAAGTTCATGGCAGGCACCTACGCAGCCTACGTGGAGTTGTGTGCGGATATCTGTAAGCGCTGGGGACTGGACCCGATGCATGGGGGACTCATCCGGCACTATGATGTGACCAGGAAAGTATGCCCCAAGTGGTTTGTGGACCACCCGGGTGACTGGGAGCAGTTCAAGCGGGATGTGGCTGCTAAGATGGCACCCACGTATGAGGTTGGCTGGCATCATGACATTAACGGATGGTGGTATGCATATAGCACCACGGATTATTATAAGTCCTGCTGGCAGGTCATCAACCACCATAAGTACTATTTCAACCCTGACGGATACGCACTCACCAATTGGCATGTAATTGATGGCAAGGACTACTATTTTGAGCCGCGGGCCGGGCATCCGCTGGAATGCGCTATGTATGTGGCACCAGGGGGTGAGCAGTACATAGGGGAATTTTAGATGTAAAAGAGCCAGATTTTTTTTTCTGGCTCTAATCATTTGGGCGAGGATTATATTTACTTCAAGGTGGAGTTTGGCCTTGTTATTTTACATAAACCGCAAGCAGAGTGAGAAACATCATTATATGTACCACATGTAGGGTAGGAAACATTGATACAATTAGTATTTCTCATACAACTTGACTTTTTATAAGTAAAAGTATACTCTATTTAGAGGAGGGGGTATAAATATGAAAATGAAGACATTCACCATTGATATTACCAAGGGAATAATCATTTCTTTGGTGACAGGAGCTATTTTGGGTAGCGGGCTCATGTATACTATTACGGTACGAAATTCGTTGGTTAATCAGAACTATATAACTACATATGCCAATGGTGAACCAGTGAAAATTTATTTGGACGATTATCAAACTGTAGTAAATGAAAATAATGATTTAAAACAGAGAAATCAAAGATTGCAGAATCAGATAGATGAGTATACTGAATATGGAAAGTCACATAGTCGTTTTGCGAGCATATCTGATGAAGACTTTTTCTATCATGCTGAGTACATAGATACGATAAAATTATTAAATGATACATATTTGAAAAATTGCGTGACTATGTATAATTCGCTTGATGATACAAATTCAACTTTTTTTATTAATACAGATGGCGATCAATCTGTTTCGGGGAAATTTGGAATAGTCAGTGGTTTGATGCCTGACGAAACATTCAGCGCCACACTAGTTATAACTACTCCAGATGGCGGAGGTTCCGAAATTATTTTAGAAAAGAGTAAAGAAATAAGGAAAATAGAGGATATTTATGAATTTAATATAGACACACTTTATTGTTATACAATTAACTTTGAGCTGTTGTGTGACAATCCTAAGCTCACGTTTGCAGTTGGAGATTTAATAGTTGCTCCTAAGCTTGTAGATTAATGGCGGGTACCGGATGTGATATACTCCCCCTGATTTGACAGTGTTTTTTATTTCACTGTCTCCTCAAGAGGGAGCATATCAGATTCCCGGCCCCGCCTTAATGTGTTGTGTCTCATCTCCGGGTGACATTCTGCTCCGCAATTTTTTACCATTCCATCAACAAGAGCATTCTCCTTGACATAACAATATCCCCCACACTTACAGGTGCATTTCCATATCCTCTGGTCTTTACTTTTCCAGGACCATTTTGTCGTGAGGCTTCCAAACGTCATTTCTGGTATTACTTTCATATGTATCAGCTCCTTCCAGTTTATTATATCATTGCGTTTATTTTCCATAACTGGTATATATTTCCAGTGGTATTTTGGGTCTAAAGTGGTATATTCGTATTTATGAAGATACTGCTGAAAGAAATAAGAAAAGAAAGGAATTTATCCCTTCGGCAGATGGAAATAATTACAGGATTGTCAAAGTCAGCCTTAAGTAGAATAGAGAAAGGCGAGGTATCCATGACTTTCCATGAAGCCGAATTGATAGCCGAAGGGTTACATATAGGAATTGTCGATTTATTTGAATCAGCAGTAAAATTTAAAAAGTGTCCCGATATAGGGACAGAGCAGGGGAATAAAAGAGCTGGCCCGTTCAACCATTAAAGGAGGGCACAGCATGGATGATTGTACAAAAGATTTTGTAAAAATTTTTATGATGATTACAGATATGGAGGAGGATGAATATGAAAATTTCAAGCTAAGTTTACTTAAAAGTAATCTCATGGGAACTCAGGATGAGGTCTTAGTGTATAATTATATAAATGCTTTAAATAGGAAGAGACAAAGGTAAGGGTGTTGAGTTAAGTATGTCATAGTATATATTTTGCCTACTATTTGCCTACTAATGCACTGTATATTAGTGTCTAAATACGTTTTTTTAAGTAAAAACAAGTAAGAATACGACACAAAAAGTAACGTAAAAACGTTGTTTTCCGTATCGTATTCAAAATTATTGCCCTTTGGTAGTGCGGAGGTCACGGGTCCGATTCCCGTCAGCAGCTTGTGGAGAGCCTGGTGTTTACCAGGCTTTTTTCTTTTATTCCCTGTGGTTTATATTGGAAGTATTAGTATATTTTAAATATTAACACGTAAGGAGAGGAGAGGTTATGCTGCAGACACAATACGAATTCACTTTGCCGAAAGGGTATATGGATGAGGAAGGAAATTTTCATAAGAACGGGATTATGCGCCTGGCAACAGCAATGGACGAAATAAGGGCAATGAGGGACCCAAGGGTAATGCAGAACCCGGATTATGCGGCAATTATTATATTATCCCATGTTATCATAAAACTGGGCAGTCTTCCGCTGGTAACGGTTGAAACAATAGAAAAGTTGTTTGCTTCTGATTTGAAATTCTTACAGGAGATGTACGAAAACCTAAACGGATTAGAAGGACCTGTGGTTCGTGTCACCTGTCCGTATTGCGGCAAGGAATTTACAACGGAGATGGATTTTAAGGAATAG